TTTATGAAAAACAAAGTTCAAAAAGGTGAAGGTCGTAATGATGCAATGTTTAACGTTGCTGTGTTAGCTAAAAAAATAAATCCAGATCCAGTTATGTATGAGGATTGGACTAGAAATTTAATGACTAAGGTTTGTTCAGAACCTTTGCATCCACAAGAACTAAATAATATTTTTAAAGGTGTTGAGAATAAAGAATATGCTTATAAATGTAAAACTTCTATTGCAAGAATGCATTGTTCATCAAGCACGTGTTTAAGACGTAAACATGGTATTGGTAACAATGAAGCTTTACCTGAAGTGGGTAAACTTTTAAAAGTAAATTCTTATCCAGAGCCTTATTGGATTCTACCTATTCAAGGTAAATCAATTAGACTTAGTACAAAACAATTATACCAACAGCAGTTGTTAGGGGAACAGTTACTTAACTACGATATTGTTTGGAGATCACTGAAGCCAAGTAAAAGAGATCCAGATCCATACAGAGATTGGTTAGATGAATTAATAACTAACAAGCAAGACATGGAAGGCTTTAATGCAGGAGAAGAGCAAGAAGATGTGTTTAACTCTAGAATGACAAAGTTCATTGAGGATGTTGAAGATACTACAGAATTTGATCAAATAGATTCTGGAAATATTTGGAAAGACGAAAATGAAATGAGATTTAAACTTGAAACGTTTAGATCTTTCATGAAAAAAATGGGTTATAATTGGAACGAGAAAGAATGTACTAGGTTTCTTGAGCAAGGAAAAGCTTTACCTAAAGCTAAGTTCAAGGGAATACAAACTAGACATTGGGTTGTAGTTTTACCAAAACAAACGGAGCATAAAAACAAAGATGTCAAATTTACTAAAGCAAAAGCTGCGTGGGAAGACAATTAAAATTTTTGGACCACCAGGAACAGGTAAAACAGAAAATTTACTTAAAAGGGTTAAGAGGTATTTGGAGAAGGGTTATTCTCCAGACGAAATTTGTTATGTATCTTTTACTAACAAAGCTGTTAACGAATGTGTTGCAAGAGTTAGACAAAAGTTTAAAGGTTATGACGAAGATGCTTTCTCATATTTTAGAACACTACATTCTCTGGCCCGACAACAGTTTGCTGAAATTCCCGTATTAGATCCTAAGGCAGATCTGCTAACATTTCACACTCAGTATGGAACGGTGAAGGTGGGTTACAAAGATACTTGGGATGATCAAAAAGTATATAACAATTGGTCCTTACAAATATATGATAGAGCAAGAAACATGAAAGTGGATCCGGTGTGGTTGTACAAACAACAACCAAGAAAAGTAGTAAGACTTCAACAGTTTAAATCTATTATCGCAGGTTACGAAGAATTTAAGATTCTTGAAACGGATGACGGACACCGAACAGCGGACAGATTAGATTTTACAGACATGGTAAAAAAATTTATTGATGATGGCCTTGTGGTTCCTTTTAAAATTTTAATGGTCGATGAAGCTCAAGATCTAACTCCCCTGCAGTGGGACATGGTAGTCAAAATGGCAAGTGCAGTTGAAAGAGTTTATATTGCAGGTGATGATGACCAAGCTATTTATGAATGGAATGGTGCTGATGTTAATTTGTTTCAAACTTTTCCAGGTAAATCATTAGTGTTAAAGAGAAGTGTAAGATTAAATAAAGACATACATTTTTTTTCTAAAGGTTTATTAAATTCTATGGGTAACAATCGTATACCTAAAGAGTTTTATTCTAATGGTAAAGAAGGTGCTGTTTATAGATGGAATGGATTGAAAAAAGTTCCTTGGACTATGGAAGGAAGTTGGATGGTATTGGCTAGAATTAATGATGTAAAAAGAGAGCTCCAGCAGGAGGCCCGAAACCTAGGATTATATTATCAAGACCAAAAAAATAATAAATCATTTGATCCAAATCAATTCTCAGCAATTAATTATTGGGAGAAGATATGCGAAGGTGGAAGTATCACTAGAGAAGAAGCTGTAACCATGTATGAGTTTTTGTTAAACATTGACCACGGATACCGGTCAACGGACAGTAAAAAATGGAGTTTTGCACACCCAAATCAAGTCTTTACTTTTGATGAATTACATTTAAGGTGTGGTATGAGAGATCAAAAAGGTCCATGGAATCAAGTATTTAAAAGAAAATTTAAGGATAAAGATAAAAAATATTTTCAAAAACTTATGAGTGAAGGTGTAGATCTTAGTCAACCGCCAAAAATAATTATAGATACAATACATCAAGTCAAAGGTGGTGAGGCAGATAATGTTGTCCTGGCGAGCAAATGTAATTTTCCATCACACTTCGACAAGAAAAATTTAGCAGATAAAGTAAAAGAACTTAGGGTTTGGTATACAGGTGCCACTAGATCTAAAAGCACACTCCATCTGTTGGGCACTTATCATCAATATAATTTTCCATTAGGAAAATACTTTAAACAATATGAGGCTAACTATGTCAGATAAAAATATGTTCGATGAGGCTTTCCCTCAAGATAAACAAATTGGAGGATCTCACTACCAACACTATTTAATTCAACCCTATGAATTCATCTCTAAAAATGAACTTACGTTTTTTCAAGGTAACGTTATTAAATATGTTTTGAGATATCCTTACAAAAATGGTATTGAAGATTTAGAAAAAATAAAACATTACTGTGACTTAGAAATTAAAAAAATGCAGGATGACAAAAAAAAGAAAAAATAAATTAATTATGTGTGAGGAGTGTAATGAATGGGTAGCAGCTATAGTCTATAACTATAATTATTACTGTGCTGAGTGCGCATTGGCTGAAGAAAAAATATATGAAGGTAAATTAATAGAAGACTCTGGTTTAAGTAGAAAAATACAATGACCCATCAATTAAATTTTATATACAACGATAGTGATTGGGTTTGTCCAGCGGAGTATCCAGATTTATCTAAAGCAACTGAGATTGCAATTGACTTAGAAACTAAAGATCCAAACATTAAAACTAAAGGACCAGGATGGGCAACTTTGATGGTTACATTGTAGGTTTCGCAGTAGCTGCACTTGGCCAACAGTGGTACTTTCCTATAGCTCATGACGCAGGAGGTAACATGGACTCTGCGATCACAACTGCTTGGATGCAAGACATATTAAAACTACCTGCAACTAAAATATTTCATAATGCAAGTTATGATGTGGGTTGGTTACTAATTAATGGATTTGAAATCAGAGGAAAAATTGTAGACACTATGATTGCTGCAGCTTTGATTAATGAAAATAGATTTAGTTTTAGTTTAAATGCTTGTGCTAAAGATTATTTAGGTGAAATTAAAAACGAAACTTTTTTAAATGAAAAAGCTAAAGAATGGGGAATTGATCCTAAAGCTGACATGTGGAGGCTGCCTGCGGGCTACGTAGGCTTCTATGCAGAGCAAGATGCAGGGCTAACCTTACGTTTATGGGATAGGCTTAAAACAGAGGTATCTAAGCAGTCCCTACACGATGTTTGGGAAATGGAAATGGAATTATTGCCTATTTTGATTGATACAAGGCGTAGAGGTATAAGAGTTGATGAAGAAAAGGCTAGAGGCTTAAAAAAAGAATTTGTAGCTAAAGAAAAAACAATTTTGCATGAAATTAAAAAACAAACTACATTAGATGTGGATATCTGGGCTGCTCGATCTGTAGCACAAGTGTTTGATCGTATTGGTGTTGAGTATCCACGGACAGCGAAAACTGAAGAACCAAGCTTTACACAAAATTGGTTAGTAAATTGTGATAACCCGATAGCGCAACTAATAAGAGAAGCAAGAGAAATAAATAAATTTCATTCAACATTCATAGATTCGATTCAACGTTATGTTCACAAAGGTAGAATCCATTCTGAAATAAATCAATTGAGATCTGACCAAGGTGGTACGGTGTCTGGACGTTTATCATACTCCAACCCCAACTTGCAACAGATACCTGCACGTAACAAAGAGTATGGAGATAAAATTAGAAGTTTGTTCTTACCAGAAGAAGGTAAACAATGGGGTAGTTTCGACTACTCACAACAGGAGCCTAGGCTTGTTGCTCACTACGCTGCATCGGTGGATACGAAATTCGAAGGTGCAGCGGAGTTCATTGAAGCTTATAAAAATGAATCTGCTGATTTCCATCAGATTGTAGCTGACATGGCAGGTATTACTAGATCTCAAGCTAAGACTATTAATTTAGGTTTATTTTATGGTATGGGTAAAGCAAAATTAGGTAAAGAATTAGGTATTAATAAGGACCAGGCAGAAGCCTTACTTCGACAATATGGAGAGAGAGTTCCTTTTGTTAAGAAATTAACAACTGAGGTGACCAACAGCGCTTCTAAGTATGGGTTTATTCGAACTATAGGGGGCCGTAAATGCAGATTTGAGATGTGGGAGCCATCTACCTTCGGAATGAATAAAGCGATGCATTACGAGGAGGCTAAGGCCATTTATGGTAATAATATAAGACGTGCCTTCACCTACAAAGCTTTAAATAGATTAATTCAAGGATCTGCTGCAGATCAAACAAAACAAGCTATGATTAATTGCTATAAAGCAGGGTTTAAACCATTATTACAGATACACGATGAGTTATGTTTTTCTATAAACGAGGAATCAGATATAAAAAATGTGAAAGAATTGATGGAAAATGCCATTGAAAACCTTAAAGTTCCCTCAAAAGTAGATATTGCCCTTGGTAAATCGTGGGGAGAAGCAAAAGAATAGCACTATATTGCTATTTGTATTAATTATGCTATATAATATTTTATGAAGCTATATCGTGTCCAAGTAAAATACAAAAATATGTATATTGATGAGACGCTTGAGGCAGAAAATGATAAAGCCG